CTGGTATTGCATCTTCACGCTTCAACATTGATGGCGGTGCTCGTCCTGCAACCATCATTGGCGCAGCAGACATTTATGTGTCTGACTTCGGCAATGTGCAAGTCGTTCCTAACCGCTTCCAGCGTGAGCGTGACGCATTCGTGATCGATCCAGATTACGCAAAAGTCACTATGTTGCGTCCTTACCAACAAGTTGAGTTGGCAAAGACTGGCGACGCTGAAAAGCGTATGCTGATCGTTGAGTGGGGTCACAAAGTATTGGCAGAGAATGCCCACGGCATTGCTGCTGACTTGGTTACTTCTTAATTGAACTAACGAAGGGTCTGGGGAAACTCAGACCCTTTTTTTCTACATGATTGAAAAAAGACTATTTAGTACAGACGCTGATCAGGGGATCACGCGCACATTTGAATTTGATGATGAAACGAATCAGGCAACGATTCACACGCAGCAAGATGTGACTGCGATCATTGAAGAGAATAAGCAAGAGTACGCACAGGTTGATGAGCGTGCTCGGTGGGGCGAGTGGAGCAGAGTTGCCAGCATCCCGATGTCTATCTACTTTCAGCTAAAGGCTGAAGGCAAGTTAGAAGATGAAGCCTACATGAAGCGTTGGCTTAATGACCCAGAAAACAAGTATTTCAGAACAAGAGCAGGAAAACTATGACTCCAAACTACATTGCGGTATGCACCCCAGCGCGTGACATGGTTCACGCAAACTTCACCTTCTGTATGGTGAACATGGTGGCGCATCACACGATTAACACGACTGATGCAGTGTCCTTGAAGATTATGCAAGGGACACTTATCCAGACCCAGCGTGCTGATCTGTGCCTAGATGCAATGGCTGAAGGTTGTACGCATATCTTGTTTGTGGACTCAGACATGACTTTCCCACAGGACATGATCGAGAGACTCTTGGTGCATGACTTGGACATCGTGGCAACCAACTGCGCAAGGCGCAGGATGCCGACAGGACCAACTGCACAGCGCTATGACGAGAACGGTGAGCGAGTGCTTGTCTACACAATGCCAGAATCCACAGGAATTGAGGAAGTCGGCTCTATCGGCATGGGCGTAATGCTGATCAAGCGCAAGGTCTTTGAGGCTTTAAGCGAACCTTGGTTCGAGACTCCTTGGCGTACCGACAAGCGCGGGTATGTTGGTGAGGATGTTTTCTTCTGCCGTAAAGCACAGGCTGCTGGCTTTAAAATATACATAGACCATGATGTGTCCAAAGAGATCGGACACATTGGGACATTTGAATTCAAGCACGATCACACTTGGGTGATGCGCGACTTGGAGAAAGCACAAAAGGCTGAAGATGGCGTTAACAACCTATGCTGAACTGAAGACCTCTGTCGGGGACTGGCTTAATCGCTCAGACCTGACTACTGCTATTCCCGACTTTATTAGTTTGGCAGAGGCTCAGATCGAGCGTAATCTGCGCACCAGACAGATGATCGTGCGTGCTACGGCATCGATCACTACCGAATACTCCGCAGTCCCAGACAACTTCCTTGAAGTTAAGTCTTTCAAACTCGATACAAATCCAGTCACCCCATTGCAGTTTGAGACTATCGACTCAATGGATACCTTGGCGGTTACATATCGCACATCAACCAAACCTATATTTTTTACCGTGGTGGGTGAGCAGTTTCGCTACCTTCCAGTACCAGATACTGCCTACACGGGTGAGTTGATCTATTACGCAAAGTTGAGTAAGTTATCAACTAGCAACACAACAAACTGGCTATTGACTGCTGCTCCTGATGTTTACTTGTATGGCGCTCTAATGCAAGCAGCACCGTACCTGCAAGATGATGCGAGAATTACGGTATGGGCATCGATGTACCGAGCTGGTCTTGAAGAGGTTACAAAGGCAGATGATCGTAGCTCTTCAACTGGCGGTGTACTGATAACACGCGCAAGGACTTTGGGGTAATAGATGCTAGTCAACACAACAAAAGGCGAGATGGATGTCTCCTTGCTAGAGAAGCGAGAAGGCTCAATCGATACTGACAACGAGACGACGAACTGGGTGGAATATTGGCTAGAAGGCGAGCTTGTGCATCGCTCAGTCCATATGACCTTAAAACGAAATGTGACTGGTGAAGCAGTCGCTCAATCTTTGAGCTGAAATTTGAATTGGGTTTAACCCAAGAAGGGAACTATCATCGCAAACACACAAGCAATGTGTACAAGTTTCAAGGTTGATTTACTCAACGCTGTACACGCATTTTCTACTAGCGTACCAGCTCACACAGCATCAACTGCCGACACCTTCAAGGCTGCCTTGTACTTGGCTTCTGCAACGGTTAATGCAACGACAACTGCCTATTCCGCAACTGGTGAGGTGACAGGTACGAACTACACGGCTGGCGGTGCTACGGTGACATTTGGCACAGCGCCAAGCTCTACCAGCACGACAGCATTTGTGACTCCAAGCGCCAGCATTACATATTCCAATGTGACCTTATCAACTGCCTTTGATGCCGTCTTGATTTACAACTCAAGCCAGTCAAACAAAGCAGTCAGCGTCCATACCTTCGGTTCACAGACCGTAACGGCTGGAACATTTACCTTAACCATGCCGACAAATGATTCAAGCACAGGCTTGATCAGACTCGCTTAATAAAGAGGCAGCACAATGGCTGCTTACGGCTCTGGCTACTACGGCAAGGGTGTTTATGGCATCGGTAATGTTGTCATTAGTGGAAACTCGTCTACTACTGCTATTGGCACATTACTAGACGATCGATCAATCCAAGAAGACGGTAATGTCGCCACGGGTAATGTCGGAACGGTCGGCATCTCCAGAACTGTTGCGATTACTGGTAACTCGTCAACCTTATCTGTTAACTCAGTCTTAGTATCTCCAATTCTTACGGGTAGCTCGTCAACTGGTGCTGTCGGCACGATGTTGGCAGAGACAATATCCTTTGTTGCTATTACTGGCGTTGACGGTACTGGCTCAGTCGGTAGCGTTACAAATGCAGTATCTATTGCGATAATTGGGGTTGAGGCATCTGGCTCTGTCGGGACAATCATTGGCTACGGCTGGAGCGTAGTACCAGACACGGCAGAGACTTGGACGGCAGAGGCAGATACGCCAGAGACTTGGACAGCAATCGCAGACAATTCAGAAACATGGACGCAAGTCCCAGCATGAAGGTGAAATATGGCAGATACCACAACAACCAACCTATTACTTACTAAACCCGAAGTCGGGGCTAGTACCGATACATGGGGTACGAAGATCAATACCGATCTGGACTCGGTTGATGCAATATTTGCAGCAGCAGGTACTGGAACATCGGTAGGTCTTAATGTTGGCTCTGGTAAGACAATTACTCTTGCTGGAACAACTAAATTTGCTGGCTCTACTTCTGGAACTACAACGGTTCAAGCAACTGCGGTTGCTGGCACTACCACTTTGACGCTACCAGCAGCAACCGACACCTTAGTCGGTAAGGCAACCACAGATACTCTGACAAACAAGACGCTAACAACTCCAGTTATCAGTTCACTTTCGTCTGCATCTGCTACTGCGCTAACTTTGCAGTCTGCTGGCACTACTGCGATTACTGTTGATACTTCACAGAATGTGGGGATTGGAAATACTAGCCCTAGTGGATACAAACTTGCGATTGGCGATGGTTCAAGTAATCGTGGTCGAATTATGCTTAAAGGGGCTACAAGTGGTAATTATCCAGAAATAAATATTGATGATTCAATGAATACAAGTGGTAAGAACTACCAAATATATTCAACTGGTGGCGTTCTTAAAACATCTAACCAAACTGATGGGGTGGTGTCTTTTGTTTCCAATGCTTTTGGTATTGGTCTTGGTGACAATGCGGCTGTTGATGGAAAAGGTATTCGTTTCCCCGCAACCCAATCCGCATCATCTAACGCAAACACATTGGATGATTATGAGGAAGGGACTTGGACACCTAGTCAAGGTTCTGGACTTACTGTTGTTGGTACGTTTTCTAGTGTGGGGCGATACACAAAAGTAGGCAGATTTGTTTTTGTATCTGGTCTACTATCTGGTTCAACAAGCATATCAACTACCGCTGGAACACAAATGTTTACAGGATTACCATTTACTGTTCTTGAAAATGGCGCTACTGGTACATTTACCAATGGCGCTATTAACATAATCGGAGGAATTGGCGCATTTGGCACCCAAGCATATTCAGCAACCACAATAGCAGGAACAAACGGGATTGATTTTACTTTAGCGTACACAGTTTAATTGACTTGGCCATATTAGCCAAGTTGGACACTTAACCAAAGGAAATAAAAATGTCTTTAACAAAACAAACAGTAGTTGACCAAATTACTATTACCGAAAACGGAACAGTTCAATATCGTGAAGCCACACGCATCATGGAAAATGGCGTTCAACTAAGCCAAACATACCATCGGTCAAGCCTAACACCAGCACAAGACTTGACAGGCGTACCAAGCAATGTTGTTGCTATTTGCAATACGGCATGGACACCAGCAGTTATTGCTGCGTATCAGGCTCAAGTGGCTGCACAGAAAATAGCATGACCACAGAGCACACAACTGAGACGGCTACTGCAATCGTCGCCAAGGTAGCACCGCCAGTAGGCGTGTCATTGGCAACTGTCGCTGGCTATCAGGTAGGCGAGCTGGTGCTGTGGGCGACTCTGATCTACACAGTCTTGATGATCTGCCACAAGCTGTACCAGATTTATAAAGAGGTAAAGCATTGACCCTTTCTCTTTACTCATGCTGGCACAGGGTGCTTTCAGCGCTATCAAGCAGGGGTGCGACTTTCTACACCAAGGTCGTATTCAGCTTGAGTCTGCTAAGAAAACCATTGAGGGAGTCCAGTCAGATCTTAAGGCAGTCAAGGGAATATTTGATTGGTTTATTGGTCTCTTTGTCTCAAAGCCAGATAAGTCTGAAGTTGCAAAGCCTGTGGCGCAAGCGAAAGCCAAAGCAGTCGCAGCCAAGCAGTCCTACGAAGAGATGGAGTTACAGCTCATTAAAAGTGTGGGCGACAACATTGGTACGCTCTTTGACACGCAGCAACAAATAAACAACTACTACGCGGAACTTGAAGAGGAATCAAAGACTAAGTACAACCCAGATCAGAACACCAGCAAGAAGGCTATTGAGCGTGCTTTGATTGAGTTGCAGATGGAAAAGTTGATGGAGCAGACCAGAGAGGCGATGGTCTATGCACCGCCAGAGCTGAAGGACTTGTACAGTAGATTTTTGGTGATGCACGGCAAGATTGAGAGAGAGCAGGAGTGGGCAAGGTCAGAGACAATTCGTAGGACTAGGCTTGCAAGATGGAAAAGAGAGCAAGAGGAGATCAAACAAATTGAGTTGATAAGTAGCGCTATTGCTGTGACATTCATTTCTTTAATTT